CTTCTGCAATAAGCAACAAGCTATGCAGAAGAAGTTGTCCTGGCTCTTAGCGCATGAAGGCAAACCTATCCGGACGAGTGTAACTCTTCTGGATACGTCTAGCGAAGTATATGACATCAGTAGTCCGACGGATTGGGGGGCGTTTTTCCCCATAATCCATTCGGGCTATTATGCTGGTGCCCCTTCGTCTAGAACGAGGATAACAACCTATGATAAAGTATGGGCTAATGCCCGCTTTAGATTTTGGTTGCCTCCTGGTCCCAGGGATGTAAATTTTACACGTCGTATGAAGGCGGCCTTGTATGGCTACCAACCTACGCCGAGCGCTGTTTGGAATGCGCTTCCTTGGGCCTGGTTAGTTGATTGGACTTCCAATGCAGGAGATATCATCTCGAACTTAGATGCCGGTGTGGCAGATAAGTGCGCGGCTGACTACTTCTACATCATGAGAGAGACTGGCGCGATTTGCACAAAGTTTGCAAAAGGCCAATTTCTCATGAAGGGAGCTCAATTAACAACACTGGATGCCACGTCTGTCACTCGTGCTTATTCTAAGACACGAAGTGTAGGCGATCCTTTTGGTTTCAGCACCAACCCTAATGGGTTGAATGCGACACAGCTGTCGATTCTTGGTGCATTAGGTTTATCCAAGCTAAAATAGCTGCACTTTTGTACAGCGTAAAATATTATGGAGCTTCTAATGCTTGCAGATCCACAGTCCGTCACAGTAAATGCCGTCGCAATTTCGTTGCCCCGAACCCTTGCGGGTTCGACGACCAACGAGTATACGTCGGCTGACGGTGTCACGAAGTTTACGTCGAAGCAAAATATTACTGCTTCGCGTTTTCGGCGTGAAGTCCGCCTGTCACAGCATAAAACCGTGGCAGACCCCATCTCCGGTCTTAATAAAGATCTCGGAGTTTCGGTTTATCTTGTTATCGATGAACCGAAGTTTGGGTTTTCGGACGCTGAGATCGGCTATCTCATTGATGCCTTGAAGACTTGGCTTTCTTCTGCCAATTACAACAAGGTACTCGGCGGCGAATTTTAGCCGGCGAGAGATAGTACCGACAGCAATGTCGGAGTAAGCTTAGACGGTCCTGTAGTCCCATAAATATGGAGGTTACAGTGAAAAGACCGACCATGCTCGTCGAGGCCATCTTGCGTCAAGCAAGTTTGGACCTAGACTTGTCCGTTGAGCGCGACATCGCAGTGATGCGACGTCGATGCGAACACGAAGGGTTATCGTTCTTGACGATTACCCTCCCCGTTCTCTCAGATGCCCTTGAAAAAGGCCTTGAGAGCGGGCTGTTCTCGTGTCCTAGCAGCTTTGCTAGGCACGGAAGGCTCCCTCGATTTCTCGGGGGTTTCTTCAACAGAGTGTTCAAACGTTGTGGTGAACTACGCCACGATGCCTGCCCGTATGTTGTGTATTTCATACGGCAGATCTGCCGCTTCTTTAAGAAGCTTAAGAAAGAGTGTTCGCCTCGCGTAAATGAGGCAGCCACTCAGCATTTCGTGGATGTAGAAGGCGAACTCCGCCATATGACACCTCTTGTAGAGAGGAAGGATATTCTCCTTGACAAAATATCGGGACTCATCTGGTCTCAGGTTTTCCCTGAGCTTGACGGTAACGATCTTGTCTGTCGCCATGGGCCTGGTTACACTGCGGATAGATTGCTTCCCAATGGGAGGCATCGAATCCGTTGGTGGAATCAGCGTTCGGAGTACCTTTTCCCCTCTGACTTGCACTGTTTCCCCAACTTGGGGCTCGCAGTTGAAGCCAGTGGTACAGGGGACTTGGTCGACTGTGCGATAGGACCGAAGTACCTTGACTTAAAGGAAGAAATTCCTGTCAGGGTTGTCTTCGTTCCTAAGACACAGACGGCGCCTCGAGTCATCGCTATCGAGCCCTCGCACATGCAATACACTCAACAGTCCGTAAAGGACTATGTGTATGATGTGCTTGAGCGACATAGTCTGACGAAGAATTCTGTTCGCTTTTCGCGGCAGGACTTCAATCAGAGACTCGCACACGCTGGCAGCATTGATAAACGAACTAGCACGCTAGACCTGAAAGATGCGTCTGACCGAGTGCATTTGCACTTAGTTCAGCGAATCTTTAAGACCTCAGGCCTTCTCGAGTACCTCGAGGATGCGCGTTCATTGTCTGCCACCCTACCTGACGGTAGGAATATCGTACTTTTCAAGTACGCGTCTATGGGGTCAGCATTATGCTTCCCCGTGGAGGCTATGGTGTTTTACACCCTTGTTCAGAGTGCGATGCACCTACTCGACGGTAGGCGCCCGAGCTCTCGGTCTATACGGAATTACTCCGATAAGATCGATATCTATGGTGACGATATTATCGTTCCTGTAGAATACACGGACGCCGTCGTGGATTACTTAGAGAGCTACGCTCTCAAGGTTAATGTCAGCAAATCTTTCTCGAATGGAAACTTTCGAGAATCTTGCGGTGCGGATTTCTTTAAGGGTGTACCGGTTAATCCGGTTTATGCCCGTCAAGAACCGCATGACGATCCACGCAACTGGTCACCAGCGCATGTAATGTCTTGGACTGCCACCGCTGATCTCTTTTATATGAGAGGTCAATGGATTGTAGCCCAGACTATACGCGATATGGTGTGTCGAGTGGTGAGACGTTCCATACCCCGGACCCGCGTAATTGGGCCGGGCGTAGCTTTCTTTAGTTACCTTTTCACGACAGATTTGCGGTATAACCGTGATCTGCAGTGTTGGAAGCAAAAGAGGCTACATTATCAACCTACTAAAAAGAAGGATGACATTGATGGGGACGAACTCGCCTGCCTTAACAAATGGGGCTTATCCCAAACTTCCGACGAGTACAGAACTTATGATCCACGGTCTGTTGACCGAGGACATAGATCTGGACTATTCGGATGCGATCGAGATCGCTTCATTCTCCCTTCGGAAAGGTCTTACCAAGACCAGTCTGAGGCAGATGAAGAGTTATCTTCGATGGCTGCTGGGGTCCCCGGTATCCTTGACTCTTCCAACTTTCGAGGGGCTTTGGATTCGTTATCGCGATCTACAGATTATATCGGGAGAGACCTACCGGTCTTTTCCGATCTGGAGAGCGCTAATGACGACCCGGATCCTCACGTTAGTGGAGGTGATCAAGGAACTCGAGCTGACTGGCAATATTCAGAAGACTACTGCCTTCTGTTAAAATTGCAGTCTGATCCGCTGGACTACCTTATTGGTAGATCTTCGGGTCTGGACTTTCGGTCCAGTACGAAGCGCGGTGGCTTCAAGTCGAAACACCGATGGATTAGCCTAGCTGGCTAATAGGCATAACGCCT